TTACTAAATAGTTTTCAGCAAGAACACCAACCTCTTCTCTTACTTCTTTAGGACCGTAATATTTCTTCTTGATAGGAGAGTATACCTCTACGTTATCATTAACAATCTGCAAGAAGTCTTTATCAGAAGACATCAAGGTTACTTTATTGGTATCCTTACCAAACTGTTGAGCGATGTAAGCCATCACATCATCAGCTTCTACCTTAGGCATAGATATCATATCTACCGGTAGCATATTGAGATACTCAATCAACCTTCCGATCTGAGCGGACATAGAGTCGTACTCGTCTTCTTTCTTATCAAATACTTCCCAGTTAGTGATTCTGGTTAGATCCCGATTAGCTTTGTAATCTGAGTTTATATTCTTTCTTGCTTGTGAAGAAGCCGGTCCGTCAAAGACGATCACTACCCTGGTCGGGTTCATAGTTCTCACTAAGAATCCCAACGACTTCATAAATCCTACCATTCCACCAACATGCACACCTTCAGGCGTCATCATATTGATCATGGTAAAACTACGGATGAAAGTATTCATCGCGTCGATAACCAGGATGTGATCGTTAACTTTACGGGGCGCCGACTGCTGAATGCTATTTAATAGCGAGTCGTATTTTCCCATTAAAAGTCTGGTGTTAATTCTACTCCGATATCTCGGATATCTTCCTCCATAGATCCCTCTTCTACGAGATCAAACTCTACCGATCCTAAGAGCGTCAACCAGCGGTCTTTATGCGCATCTTTATACGTATCGATAGCTTTTTTCTCATCGTCGATGAACCCGTGAGGAGTCATAACAATTCTACCTCTGGATTGAATACCATTAATGTGGTTCTTTTCAATCTGAATATTAGTACGTTTAGCAAACTCTACCTGTAAGCCGTCTTTAATAGCCTTGATCTTACTAGTACCCGGGTTAGTAATGTTACCGAATGTTACTACTAACGTAGCATCATACCACATAGACATTCCTCCCTTGTTCTGTAATTTAGGCTGACCCATAGGTGATTCAGGTTTCATCGTCCAGACCTTGTTGATAGCAACTAGAGTGTTTGTGTAAGGATTTCCTTCTTTACGAGATAATAAAATCTTCTGGTTTACATTATTAGCAAACTGAGTAGACATTGCACCTGCATTCCATTCGTTATTGTTCTTATTTGAACGTACTGATAAGTCACAAGGTACTGATCCAATACTATCCCAGAAGAAACACATATTGTGAGGTAAATTACCTTTCTTCTGTTCGTCAATCAAGTCCAAGATAAAGCTAGCTACATCCTCAATAGTATGTAAGTTACCTCTATCGGCGTAGATAAAGAATCCTTCGTAATCGTAAATCTCTCCAGTCTCTTTGTCAACAACCTCTTGAACCTGAAGTCCCATTTCCTTGGCGTGTTCCCAGGACCATTTCATCTCCGTGATCAAGAATACCGGTAGAACGCCCATCTTCTGAGCATTAACTGCAGCCTCTAAGAGTGCTGTAGTTTTACCAGTATCCGAATGACCACGTAAGAGAGTAATATGACCTTCAGGAATACCTGGAATAGAAGTGATCTCTTGGAAAGATTTAGAGAGTGGAATCCAGCTCTGCTCCTTAAACTTAATGCTCGTAGAGGCTAGTCCTTTATTCTTCTTAAAACTATTGAGATCAAACCCCTTTTTAATAGCCGCCTTAGCGGTCTCTGATACTCCTTTTCTCTTAGCCATACTTAGAACGGCAAGTCGTTAGAAGAGTCGCCAAACAAATCGTCAAACTGACTTACTGTATCAGCTTTTTTAGGAGCTTGAGTCTCTACAGTAAAGTTATTGGCGGGTGCTTGAGTAGCTGCTGGTGCTGCTGCAACAGGTGCTCCATCTGCTCCGTCTTCGTTACCTGATAACCAACCTTCTAGTTGCTTTTTAATGAATGCAAAGTCGTACTTTGAAAAGGACTTTAATGGATCCGGTTGAGTCTTTAGCCAAGTCTCTACCTGATTATTATCATCACTCAAAGGAGTTTGCTTAGGCTTAACACGTACAGAAGTTTGCGGGTAAGGGTTGCCTTGAACTACTTCTATCACGATATCAAAGCCATTCATAACATCAGTGAAGTCACCGATATCTTCGTCAGCAGCTAGTTGCAACAATGTGTTGTAAACTTGCTTACCAAAGCCCCATAGACGAACTCCTTTGTCTTCTTCACCACGAACAACGACTGGAGCGTGAACACGCATCTTTGGAGCTAATTTACCAGACAATGACCAGTTATCACGGTCAGAAGTCTTACGCAACTCGTTAACAAAATCAACAACAGGATCTTGCTCTCCAAAGTTAGTCAATGCAATCATAGGATACTTACCAATTCCGTAGTGGAAGTAGAGTTCACTGAAAGGCATTTCAGGGTTAAACATAGAAGGTACAATTCGGATCTGATGCTTACCTACTGAGGGCTTCCAAAATGTAGCTTCGTAATCGATCTTTTCACGCTCACGTCCGTTTGACTGTTGAGCCTGAAGTTTCTGCTTGATAGCGGATAAATCCATAGAAAAACTAATTTAATTATAACTGTTTGTATTATCTTTCGAATATAAAGATACGAAATGTATCCTTACGAGCCAACTTAAAGTTCAATTATTTGATGTAATCGAGTATTAATACGCTTTAACTCTGGGCCTCTAGTGAGGAGAATACAGTTGCGGAAGTCGCTCCAGTTGACTCTGTAGCTAGAATCCGGTATTCCTCCGTTGAGTTCTTTAATTAGAGTGTTTAATGCGTTGATGGTATATAAAGTGTTGGATTCTTTCTTTCTATGTACTAAGATAGTATTGTCTAGGAAGTTGGCTACATTGCCAAAATCGACATTATATGTACAGATGTACTCTTGATTACTCTTAGAATATAGAACGAAGATCTTGTTGTACATAATATCGTACTTACCCTTGATCTGCTCGATCAGAGTATCAAGATTCTCTTCCGTAGTAAACGTACAGAATAATTTATTGCTCATATCGTCGTTCCAAATGCTGTTATCGGTGATAAAATCGTAACCGAATTCTTGTGTCATAACTTCCATTATAAATAGATTTTACTAATCCAAAACTAAGTTTGTATTACTTTTAAATTTTACTGGGTATTTCCCAGATGTTTCTAATAACCGTTTAAGTTCTTCTAACGTTTCTTTACCGTCAGATAAATCAAAGTCAAAAAGTATCGCATCGTACGTATATAATGCTACTCCAGACTTCTTGTCTTTTAAATAACCTAATACTTCTTTTAAGATAAGAATATTTCTTGAGGTCTCCAAACTTTGTATAACATAATTAAAAAGTTTTTGAGGATTCATATCCTTGAGGTTAGAGTAAAACGGCTTGTTTGATATAGGAGCTCTAACGACTCCATCAACAGTGAACCTAGTCCACATCTCATTTATATAGGAGGCTACCTTATCAAAAAACTCTATGTGTCTGTATTTGTCCGGAACACCACCGTACATGATCTGAAAGGTAGTCTGCTTAGATTGTTTATACTCTTCTTCGGTTAATTCTTCTTTACCGAAGTACAACCTACCTAACTGAGTATGTACACTTTCAGAAGTAAACTCGTAGTCCACTACTTCAGCGATCAACCTAATGTGATATCCGTCGAAATCGAATTCTATAAATCGATCGTTCCTTGGAATGATGGCTCTTCTGAATTCTTCTTTCTTTGGGATGGCGGCGAAATTAACGCTATTAAAGGCAGAAGTAGGACGACTAGTGGGATTATAAAGATTATAGCTTGTATAACAAATATTATCTGCAATACTGAAGCTAGGGTTATTCGGTTTAAACTTGTCAATAAATTCTTCATAGGTAATTCTTACTCCGTTATGTTCTGATAAATAGAAGACTGCTGTAGCTAAGTTATTATAAAATGGCCAGCTAGGATCTTTTAATATGTCTTGGTAGTTTTCAATTATTTCAATAAGACTATTATAACTCCTCTCACACCTCTCATGTAGTTTAGCAAGCGGGATGATACGGTTCAAGTCTTTTTTATCAGACATTCTGTTATAATACCATTGAATAGTCTGCGGAGGATCTGGTAATCTGAGGGTATCGTATTCAACCATCGAATACATTAGGTTAATATCATTGATATTACCGTGAGAG